GTTGGCCATGGGGGCGGTGGAGCACACGCTCACCGCCCGGTCAACGCCCCGAGCACCCCCTCGTCACTGGCCGCTTTTCAGGTGCCCACAACTGGCCGCTTTTGGGTGCCCGCCGAGGGAGTACGAGTACACGGTGTTGGAAGGCCCGAGCGGATGGGCTGGCAATCCCTGGGTCATCACGGTACACGCGAGCTACGGATTCCCGAACTGGGACGTGTTCTTCTACTGCCCGCTCCAGAACTACGACAACCTCGGCTGGGGCGGCGGCCTTCGAGTGCTCGATTCCTGGGCGTACTTCTATGAATGAGCCCCGGCGCGGCGGGGAGCGGCCCTTGGGCAGCCGAGCGAGGGCGCGTACCGCGGCGGAGCAGAGGCTCTTCCCGCTGCCGACCGGCCTCACACCACTCGCGAGGGAGAGGTCCATCGCGGGTTCCCTCGGACGTTCCCTTCGGATGATCTCAGAAGCCAGAATCGCCAGGGAGCCAGATTTTCAGGCTGGATCCACCGGGGACCTCGACATCCTTGCTGGAGGTCAGCTGAATCCGCTCCGGGAGTTCCCGTCGCTCGCGAGGAGAGTCGAACTCCCCGGCACACCAGCGTGCGAGATCGGTCTGGTCGCGCAGTCGAATGAATCCTTCTGCCGAGGCCCTCCTGGCTTCGAATTCTGCCTCCCTAGTGAAGAGTGTGTTGGTGACAAGCAATCCCAGTCCAACGCCGCAGCGAGTTTGCCAGGACAGAAGACTCCGAACAGCTCCCGGGCCTGTGTTGGCGTTCCCTCGGTGGTGCTTAACCTGGACACCAATGGCCAAGGAGTCCCACGTTGCTTTCTTTCGGACCGCGATGAAGTCCAAGCCGCCATCAGGAGAATTGACATTGCCCGTGCGGCTGATTCGGAATCCCTGTTCCTCCAGAAGCTCGCCCACAAGCTCCTCGAATTGCCCCGGGGAGAGTGATGCCATTCGCGATGGCTCCTCTTCGAACCGGCGAATCAGCTCCCGAGTGATCCAACCTCCGACAACAACGAGTTGATCTCCAGCCTCGTCCTTGGGAGTACTCTCGGCAGACAGATCCTCGCCCTCCGGGTAGTCATGAGGAATGCCACCAATCCACGAGTTTTCGAGGACGGCGGTGAGACTGCCGTCGAGGAGTGCGATTTGTGTCGCCGGGAACGCACTTGCTGTCAGGGCATTCGCAAGCTGAGATGTCAGCTGAACATCCCTGGCGGCGTTCTGGTATACGCTGGAGAGTGAAGTCAGGTCAGCGCCAGCTATAAGTGCCGCTGCGTTGAGAAACCCGTTGTGTGGATCGCTTAGGGAGGAGGACAGCTTCAGAGCACTGTAGAACGCCGAGTTCTCCAACAGCTGCGGAATCGAACTGCTAGCCATAGCGCTGGCAATCCGAGCGGCAGGACTGTTCGCCCAGTCACCCGCAAACTGCGTGAGTGAGCCACGCGCCATGTCCATCGTAAACTTGGCCGCCGCGCCCAGATTCAGTGTCTGAATCGCCGCACTAGTTTGCGCTACGTCTGGAAGTAGGGCTTCAACGCCCAGAGGCTCCATCAGCGGCTTCATAGAGAAGATCGGGGCACGCAATTGCGCGAGTGCGTCGCGCAGCGTTCCGCTTCGCTCAGCGCGTGCCCCGTCGTTCATCCCCGCGTCGCGATCCGCAAGATCCTCGGCTATTGCCGCGAGATTCGCCATTTAGCCTACTCTCTGCCCGATTCCCTCATCATCCGATCGATGAGGGTGATTCTTGATGGTTTGCCATGGCTACTCGGAACTCTTCTCGGCCTTATCTTGGAGTTCCTGTCCGGCGGGCAAGCTGGCCTCCGCCATGGCGGCTGCTTGGCTAGCGGTGAGAAGAGGCATCGTGAGCGAAGGCAGCCCCAAACGCACCGTGGACGACTGTGCGTACTCCCTCCAGTATGGCCAGCTGTTGTACACGCCGTTGATACGCCCGAATACCAGCAGGTCTTCCTCCTCGTAGTCGCCTTCCGCCGGATACGTGTAGCGCAGTTCGAACTGTGCCGAGATCGACACATGATCGTCGCCTATTCCCGGGGTCGGAGGGGAGGCATTGAATTCGAAGAAGACGACGGCCGTGACGAGTCTCTCTTCCGGTTCCAGTCGGCACGACACGGTACTACGGATCGGAATCTCCAACTCCTCGATCTTCCCAGGCGAATAGGAGAAAGAGCCAGCGAGAAATCTGAGTCTATCCAGCGCCATGTTCGGTGCGACCCTCGCCACTTGGGAGAGCGGTGACGGCGTGGAATCCTTCCGACCGTTGGGTTCCTTGGACGTCTTCGTCATCACGCCGCTGCCTCCTCGCCTGTTTCGTCGTCATTGAGGGGGGGATGCGTCGGCACGGTCCACTTCCCCTCATCAGCCTCGTGCCCAGGCACAGAAAGAACCCAGGTGGCTCCATGCACAGACATCACTGGAGGAGAGACGTCCTCCTGCACGCGCATGCTCTCGGTCGGAGGTCCATGGGTCACGTGCAGAGAGCGCCCAAGCGCGTGGAACGCGTCGGCAAGAGTGCCAAGCGTGAGGTTCTTGGTTCCGCTGAGCATTTGTGTGATCCACGGCCGAGAAACGCCAAGCCGACTAGCCAGATCTGCCCGGGTCACACGCTGAATCTCCATCAGAGCGCACAAGTTCTCGGTCGCCTCAACCCACACCCGTTCCCGTTCCAGCAGCCTCTGTCCGTCAGGCGTGCTGCGAAGACGATCCATCCATCCGGGCTTATTAGTAGACATCGCGACTACAGCCTCCTTTTAGCTCGGGTGAGGTGTTCCTTTCGAATCCGCTCGGCGCGCTGCAACTCAGCCGCCGACCACTTGTTCTTCTTCTTCTCAAAACCGTGCGTGAGGTACCACGTTCGGCCAACGGGAAACGCGCCGAGGCGTGCCTGGTAGGACTTGAATCCCCATATTTCCCCATGCTCCTTCTTGAACTGCTCCTTGTTTGAGATCTTCCCGCCGTCACCGAGACGCTCGAAAAGGCGAGCAAGCCGTGCCGCATCGCGGGCGGCAATTCCCTCGCCTTCCAAGTACTCCTTGGCGAGAGCTCTGCCCCTTGCGTCGCGAGCGTATGCCACCGTTCGCTGAGCGCCCCTGTAGACGACATCTTCTTCGGATACCCCGTCCATTCGGGTTAAGTGTTATCTTAACATCTATGCCGAAAAAAGGACCCCCCACCGCCATTCTATCGAAGGACCGTAGTGCCTTATATTACAAGGACTTACGACCTCTGCTCACGGATTCCACACAAGCGTGATGGTCTGTCGCCGTCCTCCGACTACCTGCTCACCTCCTCCCGCTGCGTGGTCCAGGTCGCATGCCGTAAGACCGGGCGTAGTTGCCTGCCCGAGGTTTTGAGCTGCCCGGTCAGGATCCCCTCCTGGATTTGGGGGGAGAGGTTGAGGAGCGACACCACCTGGGTTACACGAGCCCGCGTCAGGCCCAGCACTTTCGCCGCCGACGAGTAGTCGTCAAGCAAGCCCTTCTCGATCGACCGCTCGATGAGGTAGGCCAGGGCTAGGTTCATGGCTACGCGCTGCTCAGGCACTGATCACCTCCTCGGTAAGGGCCTTGATGCCGTTGGGGCGGAACCGGATCTCGACCTCCCCCAACGCGCCGTGGACTCGAACCTCCTCGATCAGGAGGGCCAGCACGCGGCGCTTCTCCTGGGGGAATAGCTCGTCCCACAGGGGATCGAAGCGTTTGAGCAGGTCGGCCAGCTCTTCCTCGTCGATGGTCAGGTTTGCGCGGGCGGCACGTTCACGTTGAGCGTCGGCGTTTCGCTTCCCCTTCACTTCATTCCGCTGGGCTTGTAGCTCCACGTGCGACGCCTCGACGGTGGCGGCGATCAGCTTCGGATCGCGCCCGATTTGCCGGACGTGGTCCATGACGATCCCCTCAAGGTCCCCTACCGAAATCCGGCTGCCGGGGCACGCCGAGATGCCCTGCTTCTGAACGGTCAGGCAGGAGTAGTAGCCGTAGGTACGTCCGTGCCTCTGGGCATGGTGGGCAGTGAACGCTGATCCGCACACCGCGCACCGTGCCAGCCCTCCAAGCAAGGTCCCGTGCTTCGAGCGCCCAGTCGGCCCCTTGGTCTTGCGCCCGAGCTTGTCCTGGACCGCCTTCCACGTGGACGGGTCAACGATGGCCTCGTGGTCGCCTTGGTACTCCTTCCCCTTGCACCGGACCTGACCGATGTAGACGGGATTCCCCACGAGGCGGCGGACGCTCGACTTGGTGAAGGCCGCACCTTCGTGGAGCTTCCCCGACCGTGTTTTCCAAGTCTTGGTCTTCCATCCGCGGCGCAGGAGTTCACCGGCTACGGTGGTTGTGCCGCCTAGCTCCAGGTACAGAAGGAAGATCTGCCGGACCCGATTAGCCTCGGCCTCGTTCACCACAAGGGCACCGTCCACCAGGTTGTACCCGAGGGGCACCTGACCTCCTGTCCACTGTCCCCTCCTTCGAGCAGCCCGGACCTTGTCCTTCGTGCGCTGCGAGATGCTCTCCCGCTCAAACTGCGCGAACACCGCGAGCACCCTCATCACCAACCTGCCAGTGGGATTGGACGTGTCGAACGCCTCGGAGACGCTGACGAACGTCACGCCCTGCTCCTCGAAGAACTCCACCATCCGCAGAAAGTCCAGGAGGGAGCGGCTGAGCCGATCCAGACGGTAAACGGCCACGGCATCGACACGCTTTGCCTTGATGTCCCCCAGGAGTCGTTGGAATGCGGGACGGTCGAAGGTACTCCCACTGATCCCGCCGTCGTCGTAGCGATCCTCAAGGGCCTCCCAGCCCTGCTCACGTCGACTGCGAACCAGGGCTTCTACCGCATCGCGTTGGGCGTGGAGGGAGTTGAACTCTTGATCCAACCCCTCCTCGGTGGACTTGCGGGTGTAGACCGCGACCCTGGTCGGCTTCGCCTGGATCACCTCTTCCTCCTCGTCAAGCCGAAGAACAAGCGGCCGTTCCAGTGGGAACCTGTGATCGCCTTCGCGGCCCCGGACAAGCTCCGGTAGACAACGCCGTCAACCTCCCATCCCGCTTCGGTGCGGGTGGCCTGCACCTCCTCGCCGTGGTAGACGCGAGTGAGCACGGTGCCGACGGGGGGCTCGCCTGGTCTCGTCACACGACCAGTCACCGTGGGGCCGGTTTCCAGTGGAAGATCGATCTGCCCCATCAGCTCGTTGAGCTTGTTCTTGGCCGTCTCGCTCAGGCCGCCGAGGCGCTGCTCCTGCACCTTCCACGCGCATCGTCTCCACAGGTGAACTCGGTGTTTGGAACGCGGGGGCTTGCCGAACAGTTCCTCGTACCTCGTCACCAGGGCGGGGACGTCCATGCCCTGTAGCTCCGAGATCTCGCACGCTATTGATTTCATGTGTCGCCTCCATGGTTGTTAACCGGACGACCACATGGAGCCTCTGTCTGGCCGAGCACATCAAGTCGTTTCCGACGAAGGCGACGCAGATACGCACGGGGCAACAGACGGGCGATCTCCTGGATTCTCTCGTGACGGTCAAGGTCCTCCGGGGGACGCCACGAGGGGCCACACAACGCGCTGTGCGGGGACCTGGGATCAGACGGGCTAACCCCCGGCTTCCGCGCGAGGTCGTGGCTCACGGGCACACCTCCCCGTCCAGGCCAAGTGCCGCAAACACCTGATCCTCAATGGATCGTCTGGCATCGTCGCAGATCGGGCGGAGGTAGGGATGGGTGCGGCCGTAACGGTCACGACGCGATGGAAACGACAGCGCCAATCGACCGCCCTTCGTTCTCCGCAAGCAAACGCCGTCCACCCGCAACCCGTTGCCTACGAGGAAGGAAGCGTAGCCAAGCAATCCCTTCTGATGGTCGTGTTCCGGGGCCGGGGTGAAGCGGACGCCGGCGATCCTCGGGTCGGCAGGGCTCATCGCTCCCCTCCATCAAGATCCACACGCTCGATCCGCTTCTCCTCGACTTGTGGTGGGTGGCACCGTTCGCAAACCCACGGGGTGCTGCCCTTCCTCCCCACCAGCCGCCACCAGATACAACCTCCGCAGCACCGGCACGAGGTCGGGGGCTCACCATCCGCTCCGAGGGGATGGAAGACCTGCTCCAACGGCACTCCCCCCAGCCAACTCGCGAGCGATGGCGAAGCTGGCCGCTCTTGTTCCTCACTGACAGGAACGGTCGTCTGCTCAGGACCGTCCCCGTTGAGGTTTCCGTCATTGTCGGGTGCGGGACAGTAGCCGTGATCAGTCTTTGCAGGCTCAGTTTGCTGACTTGCTGCACCTGCTGCAGGGATCAGGAACCCAAACTCATGGAGGAAAGAGGCGGTAGCACCCCTCGCGGTGGGATCCCGCCCCGAGAGCCTAATCGCCCACCAGAGGGTGTCGCCGCTCGTCCGACATTGACGGCACCAGGCCCTTGGGTGGTCAGTCGGTGGAGAAGGCCACACTCGCAGACGGTCCTTCCCACCGCAAAGCAGGCACGGCCCCGCCCATTCTCCTCCGTTCGTGGCGGCGACTCTTTGCAGCCCCCCATCCCCGAGAACCTCCAGAATCGAGACCACCGCGTGAAAGTCCGCGATCGCGTTGGCGAAGCCGAACCTCCTTCCCATCTGCTGACTTGCTGCAACTGCTGATCGGGTTTCCCGTCTTCGTCGAGTACTTCCCGCAATGGAGCGAGATCCCCTCAGCAGTTCAGCACTTGCCCTCGCTTCCCAAGGACGTCGGCCCTGGCCGCGGTTCGCGGGTGGTTCGACTGTGGGCTTCCCCGGGCAGGCTGGACATTCTCCTCCTCCGCCCCCCTGCAGCAGACTCAGCGGCTCAGCAGTCGGCCGCTCGGCTTCCCACGGTTGCCGGGTCACGATTTTGCCTCCCCGAAAGCAATCGGGTGGATCTCCCACCGCGGTGCCCGCTCCTTGCCCTTCTTCGCTCCAGGGCGCGCCCAGCCGCGATCGACCAGCCACTCCATGCCCTCCTTGGCTGAATCGACGCCCTCAAAGATGCGCGCTCCTATCAGCTCCCGTGCAGCAACGACTCGTCGTTTCTGGGGAGCAGCTGCTGCCCACTTCAGCACCCGGCGCGCCGTCCGGGCATGCTCATCCTCTCGTGCGAGCGCGAGTGCCCGAAGCGTTTCGTCCAGTTGCCACCGTTGATGGACCTCTGCGATGGTCCACGTTGAAACGGGGATTCGGAGACCCCCCGGATCCCCGAGGCGTCCTTCTTCTGCGAGAGTTGTCAGATGGAAGAGGGCAGCAAGGCGCGCTGCTTCACCCGCAGTCTTCGATCCGAAGGCGCTCACCCCGGCGAGGTCGCCTCCAGGCGCTTGCCGCCTCTCAAGCTCGTTGTGAAAGGCACGGCGCAGAACCATCGCTTCCGGGTCAAGAACAAGCTCGACGACCTGCGGACAACCCTCTCCAACTGCAGGCAACCGACGCCAACGATCGTCCGCGATCCGGTGCACAATGTGCTTCCATCGGCCGAGAAGCACTTCGTCCATGGGGGCTTCGTCCCCGGTCTCCATCCGCTCCCCGACGAGCGAACGAGGCGAGACGACGTTGAAGCGCGGGAACAGCCCCGAAGCCAGTAGTTCCTCGCGCTGGGCAGCCTCCCGGAGCTTGTCCGGCTGAACGGCCACCGCAACTCCCAGACTTGGCCGTTCGACTACCAGGTACTCGCCTTCGCTTTGTCCTCCGATTCGCCCGCGATCGATTCGGTCTCCACCGTGAGCCCTCAAGTAGACCGAATCGTCGATCCTCTTGTCGCTTCGATACCTTCCAAGAATCGCGTCCACAATGTGCCGGGCATCGGCGCTGAGAACTCCAAATCCCCCGCCAGCTCCGCTGATCAGCCGGACGAGGGCCTCGGAGGTCACGTCGCCAAAGTGGAGCATGGGTTTGCGCGGAGGCGGAGGGATGGCAAGTCGTGCTTCGAGGGCGACTTCCTTGTAGCCATGAGCGTCCCCGGCGTCCTTCGCTTTCGCCCCGCTTTTCTCAGCCTCCTGGGCGCGCTTCTCCTGAAACCGGGAGTCGCTCTGCCAAGTCGTGACTTCCCGGTCAAAATCGCCAGCTCGACCCTCCTCCCATGAACCCAGGGGCGCGGTGATCCGGCGAAATGTCTCACTCTTCCGCTCCCCAGAGGGAGCAGCCCAAGCAGCGTAGCGAGCCAAATTCGGCTCGGCGTACCCTTTGGAGACGCGCACCCGACCACCGTTGCCCGCCGCTGTGGAAACGACCACCGGAAGAAGCGTGGCCGGTGCCGCCACATCGACCTTGACGGTTTCCGAAATGGCCGCGGCAATCTCGCTCAAGGTCCCTGGCAGGGCCTCCGCGATTGGGAACTCGTGGGACTCCTCGGAAACCCCAATCGGTGTCGGATCGTCCCACTCTTCCCCTACTTCCATGTGGGGCCGGAACACGGGGGCCTCTTCCACCAGATCGAGAAGGGCCTCAGTCGTCCCCCCCGCCCGTATCCAATCGACGACGTCTCCCTTGTCCAGCAGGCCAGGCAGGTCCAGCACCCGGATCCTCTTCGCGATGAGGTGACAGGCACGCGCCACTTGCTCGGCATGGCGACGACCCACATCATCGTTATCGGGAAGAACAACAACGTCAGCCTCTCGCACGTGCTCGGAGTCCGCGGAACGCCACTTTCCTGCCCCGCCCGGATTGGTCGTGGCGACAAATCCCAGATCCGCAAGAGCCTCGACACACCCCTCCCCCTCCACGACGAGAATCGTCTCACCGGCGTGCACCGCAACGATCAGCTCAGGCAGGCGGTACGGGGGAAGGCGACGCCCAGCCAGCCCAGGGATCCACTTCTCGCTCTCCCAGCGAAACTGCCGGAAGGTCTTCCTATCAGGATCCAGAGTTCCTGGGGCATAGCGCGCGACTGCTCCTACTGGATGCCCGCCTGCGTCCCGGTAGACGTAGACCTCCGATGGGATATGGCCGTTGATGCTCAGGTCCGGGTCCGGCACGGATTGTCCCCCAGCGCGCGGATCGTCAAGAGCGTTCCCCCCGAACACCTCGTTGGTAGGCGTCATTGGGATTGCTCCTTCGTTTCACTGTGCAGACCATCGCCGAGCACCCGTAGCACTTCGCACAACGAGACGCGCCTGTACCGCTCGTAGAGCCCGTAGGCCGGGATCCTTCCGTCCCTAATCAACGACCCAGCTGGCCCGAAATGGGCCGCGATGGGCTTCGCCTCCGCCTTGCAAGTAATCCAATCCACCATGATGTTCTCTTGGCAATCCCTGGCTTTGGCTCGCCAAGAGAATCATCGACTACGCGATTCCGATCTCAGACCTGGATCCAACTGATCTGAAGCCCCATCTGATTCATCTGATGTTTCATCCCAACCTGCTGACACCAGCTGTCCGAGATCACGATCCCTGTGGTGTCCAGCGTTCTTCCAAGTAGCGAATCAGTCGAGCCTTGAGGTAACGGCGGTGCCTGGTTCCCGCACCCTGCACATCCCCTTGCGCCCAGTTGTGGGAAGCTGCGTACACCGTCTTGGCGGAGATGTCGATGCCTTCGAGGTCTTCCGCCGTGATCCACTCCTTTTTGAGCGCAACCACCTGTGTGCGCACCCGGACGACGCGCTCGGCTCGTTCACCATCGAGGCGCGAGGTAATCTTCCCATCGCCGCTGTCCGCATCGTTGCGACGAATGTCCTTCTCGGGAGGGACGTGACGAAAATGCTCCCCGAGCACGTACAGGCGATTGGCAGCGGCCTCCATCTCGGGCGGCACGGGAATGCGTTCCCGAGATTCTCCGATTTCAGGTCCAGCGACGAGCATGTCGAGCTGAACGAGCTGAGCCATCGCCTCCCGCGCTGCCTTCTCGATGGCGAACGCATCCGGGACTAGTTGCGTGGACTGGAGCCGCGTCCCAAGCCCTTCAACACAGCGCAATGCGTATTGGATCGCGATCCGCAGTCTGTTGTGGACCTTGTCCCAGTTCTCAGGCTCGAACTCTGGATATTCCGAATCGCGCGCGACGTGAACGCCCATCAGGCACGCATGAACGAACTGGAACAGGGTGGCGATCTGAGCAAGGCTGCATTTGGCTGGTTCGAACTTCGCGAGACCTGCGAGATCAGGCTCGACACTCCGCGCCGCACTGTAGGACAATGTTCCAGACGGCGTGGGCCTCTTCGGGTCGTCGGGAGGATCCGTGCACTCCTCGGACTTCTTCTTGGACATCGCGCATCACCTCATCGATTGCACCACGAACGCAGAGTAGCCAGCGTCCCGGGGGGATGCACGCCTACTACCCGCCCATCGCAGCTCGAAGCCGATCCTCGTCGGCCCGGGCGTAGATCGTGGTGGATGCGATCGAGCGGTGGCGAAGCCCCCTCTGGACTAGCGCGAGGTCGCCGGTCTTCCGGTAAAGGGCCATGGCGAAGGCATGGCGTAGGCCGTGAGGGCTTGCTGCGCGTGGAGCCCCCGCAAGCTCCAGCCATCCTTGGAGCCGACGGGCGACCTGCCTTGTGGTGAGTCGCCCACCCTTCCTGGACACGAACAGAGGGCCGCTTCCGCGGCCATCTAGATACCCGGTCAGCACTTGCACCATTTCCAGTGGAAGTGGCATGCGATCTGGACGGTCTCCCTTCGCCTTGCGGATCCAAATGCGAGCGCCGGTGATGTCGACATCGCCAGTGTCGAGGCCGACGACCTCTCCCACTCGCAGCCCGAGGGTCAGCATGAGACGGAACATGACAGCATCCCTGTCGGCCTCTTCGCCCTTGCCCTCCGCCAGTGCGGCAAACAGCCGCTCCTGAACTGCCTTCGAAAGCCCATGCGGGGGCTGCGGCCCGCACCGTGCTCGGCGGATCAGGCGTGCGGGATTCGACGAGACCCACCCGGCGGCATGGGCATAGGCGAAGAAGCAGCGCAGGCTCGTGCGCAGCGCATTTGTGCTTGTCGCCTTCTTCCGCCCCCCGTCGGGCCGCTCGTTTGCCTCGGGCGATGCCAGAAACGCCGCGAGGTCCTCGTGGTCAATGCTGGAGATGTCGGCGCGATCGCCCCACCACGCCGCGAAGAGCCGCACGTGCCGCCTGTACTGCCCGATCGTATGAACACTCCTCCCGTCCGCCCGCAACTGGACGACGTACTTCTGAAGCGCCTCGTCGATGCGCATCGCGCACCCCCTTGGAATTCAGCTTGAAATTCGAGAGGCGCGCCCGCCGCGCCCCGGTCCCATGAAGGCTCGAAATGGGGCGTTCAGGGAAGTGATTACTCAGATCTTCGAAGCGGAATCCGGTCCTCGGGCAGATGTCCCCGATGCGGCTCCCAGTTCGGCACTTCACGCCCCTGATAGTCCGCGTCGCCGGGTTCAGGCATGCCGATGTACCACGTGCGTGGCGGCACATCTCCATCGCCTGCCTCGGCCACAGACCGCACCCGGGGGACGCTCTTGGCTCGGTCCTCCAGGACGACCACGTGCAAGCTGGGCACGCCGTCCGGGGTGAGGCTCACGACGCTGTGCCCGTCCGCATCCACCAAGAACCCGCACTCGGGGCAAGCGCCGAAGTCGCCAGGACCGTCCACGAGGATGCTGCCGGGGATGTCGGGGCTCGGTCCATGGCACAGCTCGCACTCCTCGATGGGCATGTTGACGAACTCCCCCCCGTAGATCTCGCGGAACTCGTCGTCGCCAATGTGCGATCGCTGCGCTTCGATCGTCTCGCGATCCAAGTGTGGGTTGTCCCAACTCGGGAAGGACCACGACTCCACCTCAGGATCTCGGTGCCCCTGGCCACGGCGGAACAGCCGGTAGAGCCATGTCGCGTCCGACCTCGGTGTGCTGATCAGGATCGCGGTGCCCTTCTTGTCGATCAGCCTCTGGGCCAAATGTTCTTCCCAGATCGTGCTCGGCAGGCGTGAAACCTCGTCCGCGATCAACCAATCGAGTCCTTCACCTAGCAAAGTGACCGGCCGGTCTGCGCTCTTGCCCCGAATCTCACTCAGGCCCCCACCGAGGTTTCGCAAGACAAGCTTACGCTCACGTGGCGAGTGCTCGACCACTCGGTGAGCAAGGTGTGCTTGGACCATGTCGACGACTCGCGAGAAGATCCGATCTGCCAAATCAAGCGTGGGGCCAACCGTCCAGCCGATCGAGTTTTCTGCGGGAGTCATGAGAGCAGCTACGGCCTCTGCGGCTCCGGCCGAACTCTTCCCCCAACGCACGCCACAAATCAAAATCCGGGTCCTGGCCGGAGAACGATGGAATAGGACCTGCCCGGGATGCGGGACATAGCCGAGCATCCGAAACAGCTCCTTCTTGATGAGCCTCAGTGGCTTACCACTCGTCGTCATCCCCGGCGTCTTTGGCTTCGCGTGGGTCGTCGTCCTTCAGAAGCAGCCGATCGATTTCCTGGCGCGTCACCTGCTCTACCGTCTGGCGGGTCCGATCTGACGGTTCCCCGGCGATGACTCGCTCCAGCTTGATCGCCATCTCGGCCGTCTTCACGGCCTCCATAGCGGTGTTGAGCGGGTACTGCTTGAGTGCGGTGAGCGCACGGGCGTGCATTGCCCGAATGGTGCGGAGGTGGCGCTCCCGCATCTCTTCGAGCGCATCGGCAAGCTTGGAGTCAGTCCTTTCGCGAACGGCCTCCTCGATCTTTTCCAGGCGCTCTGCCCAGTTCTCCTTGACCGCATGCTTCGTGATCCCACGTTTGCTCACGCCGAAGTGGTCGGCTACCGCGCGGTGACTGCGCTCTGGTCCGAGGCTGACGTAGTACTCGAATGCGTCGATAGGGATGCGGCTCACGATGCTCTCTCCTCGGCAACGTCGTCGAAGAATGCGCCGCTGCTCTCCAAGATGGCTCGTTTTCGGGTGGCCTTCTCCCATCGCTTGATGGCGACGTCGACGAACGCGGGCTCGATCTCCATTGCGTGGCACCTTCGGCCGAGCTTCTCTGCCGCCAGAATCTGGCTGCCTGAACCTGAGAACGGCTCCAGGACGAGAGCGCCCTTCTTCGTGTGTTGCTCAAGCGGAACTTCGAAGAGCCGAAGGGGCTTCTGCGTCGGGTGTTCGTTGCCGACGATGCGCTGCTTGCCTTCCCAGTCCGCTTCCAGGACCGTGCTCAACACCTCGGGCTTGTGCTCGGGCTTCGATCCCTTCTTCCACCCGAACGCGCAGCACTCGTGCTGCCAGTGAAAGAAGGAGTGCCCGAAGACGGCCGTTGGCTTCGCCCAGACCAGAACTTGGTGAAGCAGGAGATCGTGCTTCTCAAACACCTTCGCGATCGTGGGCAACTTCAGGTGGGCGTGCCAACAGTAGACCGGCGAGTGCGGGGCCAGGTGTGGGAGGGACACGGCAAACACCCGATCCAGAAAGTTGAACAGGTCGGGGATGTCCTTCTCTTTGTAGACGTCGCTCCAGTCCTTCCCTGCATCACCGGGGCGGTTCGTGCCGTCATATCGCACGACATAGGGAGGATCGGTGCTGAGCAGCACCGCCTGCTCCCCTGCCAAGAGGCGCTCTACGTCCTTGTGTCGCCGCGAGTCCCCGCATAGCAATCTGTGCACGCCGAGATGCCATAGGTCCCCAGATCGCGACACGGGCTCTTCAGGGGGCTCCTCAGGGCCATCATCATCCAGCTCGCTCTCCTCCTCCAACTCGGCCAGGAGCTTGTCGATCTCAGCCTCATCGAATCCGACGCCGTGGAGAGCGTCATCGTCGCGGAGTTGGTCCAGGAGCTTCCCAAGCGCGGGCAGATCCCATTCGGCCAGCTCGGAGGAGCGATTCAGCGCGATCCCCAGCGCCGTGGCCTTGAGATCGTCGATGTCCAACCCGACAACATCGCACTCGGTCCACCCGAGCTTCTGCATGGCTACCAGACGCCCGTTGCCGCCGATCACTCGACCCGACGGGGCATGAACCACCAGAGGTTCGGCCTGCCCAAATCGACGGAGAGAGGCTTCTATGGCCTCCAGGTTTGCGGGGCCGTGACTCCTGGCGTTGGCCGGGTCCAGGTGAAGGGATTCCAGGGGGACCCTTCTGATCGCGAGCGGTTCGGTCTGAGCATTTTCCAAGTCGGCACCTCGTGGGCTGGGCCTGACTTGGAGTTGGGGCGTGGACTTTCTCAGGCGCTGCTAGTTTTCTAGCATATCCCGAGCAGAAAACAAGAGTGCAGTGCGGCAAGGCGGGCGCGGTGAACGCTTGGTGAACCGATGGTGCACGACAGTTGGGAGTTCACCGCCAGTACGCGAGCGGCCGCATGAGTTCACCGATCACCGTCGCCAAGATCGCCTGCCTTGGGGAAGACGTTCGCGATTCCCGCTCCCCCACCGCTTCCAGGAACGCGCTCCTCCGGTGAACCGCTGGTGTACCAACGGCGACCCTCACGACGGGGTGACCGTCGCATTTCCTGAGAGTTGTTTCGGCTACGCCCACGATCACCTCGACCCTCTCGTCGTAGTCCTCCGTCCCATGATGCAGGAAATCGGCGGCTGTCCCGTGCGGGCGTGGCGGAAACAAGCTGG